AGTGCGAGGTTGCCGTACCTCACCGATGTCCGTAAATGATCCGGATCTATATCGGATGAACCGATTAGTCCGAAACATTTAAGGAGAGCCGCGTCCCCGGAAAGGGGGTCACGAGTCTTGACCGGAACAGCGACCCAGCGCTTCGACTTGAAGCATTGAAGCTGCTTGTTCCAGCCATTGGATGATTCTCCATTGCTGAAGGAGACCCATCCAACTCCTGCGGACTCACCACTGCAAATAGGCCGGTGATCCATAACTCTTTCAAGAGCACGGAAAGTCGACCTAGATACAGTCGGAAGCTCGCCAAGAAGTCTCTCGACTTCCAAGCGAAGCATCCGCGCCGTAGTCCACAGCCCTGCCATATAAAAGTGGTTGGCTGCGGCTACAGTGGCGAGTACACCATGAACGTCGGCTCTGGCCGCGGGTAGCTTTCGTCGGAGATACGTCGGAACGACGTGCTTTCCTTCGTAAGCATCCATCCCACAAGACTCACGGAACTTTCCATTCCAGAAACTCTTGTGGGCATTGACTTTAAGTCCAATCAGGCTTAATGTCTCGCAAGCCAGGGGTGCCTCGTCTGTGGGAACGATTATATCGTCACCATAGACGAAAACGTTTCGCCCGTACTTTAGTACGGAACGAGGCGTGACGCGCACTCCGGCGCTCCATATCCTACCCGAGACGATAGTGATGAAAAACACTACCGACTCGATAGGAAAACAGAGCGCTGAGCCCATAGACGCGAACTTCCGAAGAGGGATGATATCCCCAGACGGAAGTCTCGCGCGCGTAGAGCGACATGCAAAGACTTGCTTCCTAAATTTAGGAACAGACCTAAGCATGCGCCATACGTGCTTAGAAGACACGCGATCACTAGCTTCAGATAAGTCTAAAGTGGCCATTAGGCCACTCTTCGACGAATCTAAAGCGAGTCTGGCGTTTATATCCTGGCGAGTAAAATTTACTCGACCGGACATATAAGAACTCCGTTGCTCAATGGAGTCCTTAAGCCAGGAAGCTATCGCTTGCTGTATGTACTGCATACACACAGGTTCGATAGCTATAACACGCGGCGTCTTCTGAGTCTTAGGGACAAAGACAACACGAACAGGTGTCTCGTCCCGGGCGCTGACCTCTCGGTACTGGAACATCTGAGGATCATAACCGTAATTTGACATCGAACCG